GGAAGCCAAAGCCTGGCCGCGCAAGGGGCGCGTCAGTCGGGTCGCTTGTTTCAACCGCCACCGGCGCTTCTCGACGCAGCACTGCTCCTTCTGCTCGTTCTGTTCCTGTTTTGTTGCCTCAGGCTCGCAGCATTGTTCGTGTTGCTACTGAGTCGAGACCCATGAACATCACTCCTACCTCTGCCCACACTTATTGGGACGCTTCGTTGCATCGTTCTCCACCAAGTTTGCCAACGACCTATGGTAACTTCACTGTTGTCAACTCGATAGCACGGTTTGCTTACACTACCACTGCTTCTGTTGCCAACCAGTTTCAGTTCCAGTGGACGCCCACCCCAGTTCGCACTACTGCTCTTTGGGGCGCAACAACCACTGCTACTCCACAGTTCAAGGCTTGGCAGCAAGCTCAGCTCAATGCTAACAACACCGTGCCTTTGGACATTCGGCCTTTGCGCATGTGTGTCAAGATCAAGTGCACTACGCAGAACTTGAACATCGCGTCAAACATATGCGCGGTTCTAGTTCCGCAGAGCATCGCTGTGCAGTATGGTTCGGCTAACGCCGGCCCTCCTGTGACGGCGCCCAGTCTCACCAATGCGTCTTGGTCTAGCATGTGGCAACTTGCTGCTTCCAGCCCTCGTTCCGTCATTCTTTCCAACGTTGAGTTGTCCAAGAGAGGCGCTACCTTTGTGATGCCACCGTCGTCGTTCAATGCTTACAACCAGTACTCTGACTGGTACGCTGTCAGCACCACGTCTGACGGAGGTGCTAGCATCACGGATGCTGACTGGTTGAGCCTCAACCAAGGCCAGTACAGTGCCATTCCCACCACGTTTCCTTTCACCAACAACACAACTTGGTTTGGCGAGACACCCACAAACTACATCCTTCTCGTCAACATGGAACCTAATTCGTTGGCCCAGTCTTTTGAGATAGAGGTCTTCTGTCAGGATGGTGTCCGCTTTCCTGCCAATTCGTTGGCGGCTAGCATGGAGCACGTCCCGAATGTGAGGCCTTTGACTCAGGAGAACGTTTCAAGGCTTGCTCAGCAAGGGTCCATGCACTTTCATAGGGCCAACCCTGGTGGTGTCGCCTAGGGACAACTCCCTGGTGACGCTGGGGCGGGTCTTTCTGATAGTGCCGGGCTTGCTGCTGCTTACCGTTCAGTTAATGGTGTTCATGTTCAGAACGGCACGATGTACGTCGCTGGGACTAGAACTGCAGAGGATTGGTGGAACAACCGCTTGATCCTGCAGAACCGGACCCGTGAGACACCTCGTGGTCGTGCTGCCGCTTTGTATGCTGAGTTGTATAGCCCTGTTCGCGTGGTTGGGCACTCTTTAGGTGGTTCCGTCGCCCTTGACGTTTCCAGGGACTTCGGCATCCCTGCTGAGACCTACGGTGCTCCCGTGGTTAGTCTCAGCAGTTCTCCCCACAGGCATCGTGATTACTTTGACCCAGTGTCAATGTTTGATCTCGGTGCCACCAACCGTCTCTCCTGGCCTCACTCTTTTCGAGGCTATAGGTGAGCGGTTGTCTTTGCGCTCGTTCGCGCCGTTTGCCGGTTCCCGGTACCCCTTTCGGCACGTAGCTCACCACACTTTTATGGTGCGGCAACGTGCCTCTTTCGACACGCCGCCCACAGCCATTTGTTGCTGTGGAGCGGCGTGTCCTGAGCTCTAGGACAACAATCTTGGGAGATTGTTCGTCCGCGGCGCTGCTGTAATTCAACGGCAGTAGACCCACTTAATCCTGTGGGCGGCTAAGCCAGAGGCGAAGGACCCGTATGTAGTTGTACAAGGGTACACTACCATGCGGG